CTATTGATTTAACAAAGAAAAACATAAGAATGAATTTTAACAGAGATGATTATAAAACAGAGTAATATGGAAAAAGTAATTAAAGGCTATGCAGGTAAATATGTTGTTGATGATAGTGGTAACATTATATCATATGCATATGCTAAACAAAGAAAGTTAAAACCACAGAGAGCATCACAAAGTAAAAAAGGATACTTTCAAGTAAGATTATTTAATAAGGAATATCCTAATGGTAGATTACAATATGTTCACCGATTAGTTTGGGAAACTTTCAATGGTAAAATAGGTGAAGGTAAAGAAATAGACCACATAGATGGTGATACAACTAATAACTCAATAGATAATTTACAAGTTCTTTCACCAAGAGATAATAAGTTAAAATACTATAAAGGTAAAGATATCTTTTGGAGAGATTACAGAGATGAGTTTATCAAACACTATGAAAAATTGGGTACATATAAAAAAGTTGCTGAGATATATGGTATAAATTACAATGTAGTATATAGAGTAATTAAAGATGTATTCCATAAAAAAGATTGGAGTACAGGTAAATACAAAACTGTTAGATATACTCCTGATTTAAAAGATTACTATACAGAGAATACAAATTATAAAAAAAGAAAAAGAGATGATAAAGGACGTTTCACAAAAGACTAAATGGGGTTGTAAACTTCGTTTAGGTGATAGATTAGAATGGTTTATAGATAAGATAACATTCGGTAATGGTTCTTGGTGGGCATATGTAATAGCGGTAAGATGGTTAGGGTTTGAGAGTTGTGGGTGCGAACAAAGAAGAATTTGGTTAAATAAGTTGACGTGTAATGAGAAATAAAATGAAACAATTAACATACGAAGAAGAAGTTATAGTTCTTGCCTTTATAGAATATTGTCAAGGACATTCTATGAAAGGTGATTGTAGAAGTCATATGTATGATGTATATAAGTTATTCAAAAACGATGGTAGAGATAGTGGTACTTGTTCTTGTTTAGATAGAGATACAGCACATAAGGTAGATAACTTTATTACCTCATATACTTTCTCAGATAAAGTAAGATTAACTGAAAGGTTTGCTAAACTACTACCACACTTAGCTCTAATCAAAGAAGAAGCAGAGAAACCATTAGAAGAAGAATCAACTACTGATTTATCAGATGGTATGGATAAGTTCTTAAAGAAAGAACCAAAGGTTAAATCGGTGCCAGTTAAACCTCGTAAAAGAAAGACAAGGAAGAAACAATGAGACAAAGTAAAAAGAAATTAGTATTACAAGAGTTAGAGAAAGCACATGGAGTGGTTACTCAGGCTTGTATGAAGGCTAAAGTATCTCGTGCTCAGTTTTATCGTTGGTGGAATGCAGATGAAAAGTTTAGAAGTGAATGTGATGATATACAAGAGAGTGCAGTAGATTATGTAGAATCTCAATTGTTCAAACAAATAGAACAAGGAAACATCACAGGACAGATATTCTACTTAAAGACCAAAGGTAAACACAGAGGGTATGTAGAGAAACAACAGATACAACAAGAAACAACAGGTTCAATACAATTTGATTTTAATTAAAAATAAATAAAGATGAGTAATATAAGGTTATTAAAAGGAGATTGTCTCCAAAAGTTAAAAGAGTTAGAAGATAATTCAATAGATTCAGTAGTAACAGACCCACCATATGGAATTGGGTTTATGAATAAGGAATGGGATAGTCCAAAGAAACACAGAGAACTCGTAGAAAGAGAACAAAAAAGAAGTGAGAAAAGACACAAAGAAGGTAAATCTCCCGCAAAAGGAACATTTAGTAAAGGAGTTCAACCAGGATTGCCAATAGGTGGGGCAAAAGAAGGAAAGTGGTTTGAGGAATGGACAGAACAATGGGCTAAAGAAGCATATAGAGTTCTAAAACCAGGTGGTTATGTCTTATCATTTTGTGCTCCAAGAATGTATCATAGAATGGCAAGTGGTATAGAAGATGCAGGATTCCAAATTAGAGACCAGATTATGTGGGTATTTGGTAGTGGTTTTCCTAAATCACACAACATCGGTAAAGCAGTTGATAAACTACAAGGAAACGAACGAGAAGTAGTTGGAACAAAAATACATTCACAAAAGGGAGTAAAAGTAGCAGAAGAAAGAACAACTATTGGAGCAGGTGCATTTGGAGAACCAAGAGAAGCAGATATAACAAAAGGAAACTCACCATACGAAGGTTGGGGAACTGCTCTCAAACCAGCACACGAACCAATAGTAATGGCAAGAAAACCATTCAAGGGTTCAGTTGCACAGAATGTATTAGAGTGGGGAACAGGTGGAATAAACATAGATGAGAGTAGAATAGAATATGTTAGTGATTATGATAAGAAGCACCAAGAAGATATAAGAAAAGGAACAGGAACTTTCTTTGGTGGTAATGGTGTTAGTAAATCAGAACAAGTAGATATGCAAGGTAGATTTCCTGCAAACTTTATCATAGAATGCACTTGTGAAAATCCACAAACTGCTCCTGCCCCTAAATCTGGTCATTGGCCAAAAGGAAAGACAAAAGGATTTGGTGAGTTCGGTGGTGGTGAAAGTTCTTATGAAGGAGTAGGACCTAAAGAAGATGGAACTATGGTAATACATACAGACCCTAACTGTCCTTGTAGAATACTTGATGAACAAAGTGGAACAACCAAATCATCTAAACGAGGAGCACACAATAATAAAAAGACAGAACATACTAACACTTATACTCCACCAGAAGCAATATATGGAGACCACAATACCTATGGTGATACAGGTGGAGCATCTCGTTTCTTCTATTGTCCAAAAGCATCAAAGAAAGATAGGAATGAAGGATTAGATATAGTAGAACAAAAGAACAATAGACCAATAGGAACTGCATTTACAAAAGATGATAATTTATTTGACCAGAAAGTAAATAACTTTCACCCAACCGTAAAACCAACTGATTTGATGGCATATCTTGTAAGAATGGTGACACCCAAAGGTGGAGTGGTATTAGACCCTTTTATGGGTAGTGGTTCAACAGGTAAAGCATCAGTAAGAGAAGGATTTAACTTCGTTGGTATAGAAAGAGAAGATGAGTATATAGAGATTGCTAAAACAAGAATAGAACACGAACAAGGGAAACATAAACATAGAGAATTCTTTGATGAAGTATAAAGGTTTCAAGCCATATGATTTCCAAAAACAAATAATAGATGATATCCTTAACAAAGATGATATGTTCTACACTATGGTGTGTGGGCGTCAAATCGGTAAAACTCTTCTTCTTATTAATATGCTACTATATTATGGTATTAATCGCCCTAAGTCTACCTTATTGTGGGTATCTCCTTATTACTCAATGGCTATAAAAGTTCTATCACAGATTATAGATGCAATAGAATTTACACCAATAACAAAAGAAGCAAACAAAAGTGAGAAGATTATATCTTTGGTAAATGGAACAAGGATATACTTTCGTTCAGCAGAGAAACCAGAAACCATTCGTGGTCTATCTATTGATTATGCATTCTTAGATGAAGCACAAGATATTAGTGATGATGCGTTCAACAAAGCTATCTTACCTACCTTAACTGCAAAAGGAAAGAAGTGTTTGATTGCAGGAACACCAAAGAGTAAGAACTGGTTTTACCAATACTTTCAAAGAGGTGAAGAACAGAATTACAATTCTTATACTGCTCCTTCTTCTATATCACCATTTGTATCAGAAGAGTTTTTAGAAGAACAAAGACAATCTCTACCACCAGCCATATTTGAACAAGAGTTTGAAGCTAAATGGCAAGAAGGAGATGGTGAAGTATTTACCAACATAGATGGAGTTTGTATTTTAGATGATTGGGGTTCTGCTCGTAGTAGAACTTATGGTGGTCTTGATATTGGAACAAAACAAGATTACACTGTCTTAACGATTTTAGATGCAAATGGTAGAACACTTCATATGTGGAGAGAACGTGGATTAGAATACTCCCAAATCGTTGATAAGGTGGTATATCTATGTAATCAATACAAGACTGATTTGATGATAGAAGCAAACTCTATGGGAGATGCAGTATATGAGATGATTAGAAAAAGATATAAGAATGTCCAACCATTCATTACTACCAATACATCAAAAGAAAATATCATTAGAAGATTGATTAGTGATATACAAGATGGTGTATTAGAATTACCTTCACCCAATTTATTCCAACATCTATACAAGGAACTACAAATGTTCCAATACAAATACCTACCTTCAGGTAAAGTTTCTTATCAGGCAATGGCAGGTTCGCATGATGATACTGTAATGAGTTTAGCAATCTGTAATTGGAATAGAATCCAAAACCATCATAAAAATAAATTATACGTTTCCTCTTTACGATAAGAAAAAACAATACAAATAATTTGTTTAATTAAATTATTTTTCGTATCTTTGAAGTATGAAAAGACTACTACTGATATTACTACTACTTGCCTCTTGTTCTAAAGAGTCCATAGAAATATGTGGAACAATCACAGGTGGTGATTACGATTACCTTAACGATATGTATTATCTTAGAGTAGATGGTAAGAGGCATTGGGTAGATATGAAAACCTATGAAAGTTATTTCGTAGGAGATTACATATGTTTAGAAGCATTCTAACCACAATCAAAATTTGCCAATTTTGAACCTCACAGAAATGTGGGGTTTTTTTTGTTTATATACCAACCAATCAAAGAAAATATAATATACTATAAGAGAAATATTATGAGTAAAGAAATCACAGTATCAATGCCAGAATTCATTACAGTAGGTCAATACCAAAAGTTTGGTACGTTAGACCATTTATCTAATACTGAAAGAATTATTCGTATTGTATCGGCTATTACAGGACACAAAGAAGAAGAAGTACAGAGATGGAATGTTTCTGGCCTCTTTAAGATTTACAAAGATTTAAACAATTCTATAAATGATATTGAACCTGCATTTCTACCCATCTTTGAGTGGGAAGGAGAAACTTGGGGATTTCAACCAATCCACAAGATGACTGCAGGTGAATACATTGATTTAGAAACTCGGTTGAAAGAAGGAATAGGAAAACTACACGAAGTACTTGCTATCCTTTATAGACCGATTACAGAACACAAGTTTGATAGTTACGAATGGAAACTAAAACACAATTACAAATATGTGATTGGTAAAGCAGAAAATCTATTCAAGTATTATACTTTAGAAGATTACGATGTAGAGAAAAGAACTTGGAGAGAAGAAAGATTTAAGAATCTACCAGTTAACCTTGCATTAGGAGCATACAATTTTTTTTTGTTCGTAGGGGAGAAGTTCTCAAACGATTTACGAATCTCTTTCCAACAGATGTATCAGAAGATGACGAAGGAGGAGAAGAAGGAAGTGGAACAATTGCTGAACACTACGGCTGGTTCTACACTCTTTACCACCTCTCTAAAGAAGGAGGAATCCTCAGATTAACAGGAGATAAACAAGTTACAGATGTGAACTTTGTAACTATGTTAAACTATTTATCCTTGGAAGAAGAAATAAATAAAGAAGAGAAAAGAGAACAAAGAAGGATACAACAACAACAGAGTTGGAGAAAATAAAATGATTAATTACCAAGAAATAATAAATCTATTTGAACTGGCAGTAGGAGAGAATCAATTCTACAAAGGGTTCGGTCACGGTTCAATAGATAATTTAGATGCAGCGGTAAATCGTGGATATCCTCTACTATTTATCAGACCTTTAGCATCACCTGGTCTATCTGGTCAAGATGGTAGGGTAAGAACCTTAACCTTTGAGATGTATTCATTAGATGTACCGAAGATTAGTGATGAGGATAGAAGAATATCTCTTTCCAATACAGAACAAGGTCTTTACGATATATATGGATATATTTTAGATGGACCTGTTCAACAAGATTTTGATTTTACTTTTACTGGAATAACACCAACCATTGAAGCATTTGGAGATAAGGCTGCAGGTTGGGTAGGAACAATCAATATAGAATCAACTGCATCGGGTATATCTTATTGTAACATACCAGGTAATAGTTGGCCAATAACACCTACTCCTGGTCCAACACAACCTCCTACAGCAACACCTTCACCAACCCCTTTTCCAACGGCTAGTCCCACTCCCACAGTAGCACCAACTGCTACTCCTACACCGACTGTAAGTCCGATACCTACGAGTACCCCAACTCCAAGTCCATCACCAACAGTAGCACCTACTAGTACCCCAACTCCTTCACCTAGTCCTACTGTTGCACCAACTGCAACACCAGTACCTCCAACACCTACTGTTGCTCCAACTAGTACACCTACTCCTAGTCCTACTGTTGCACCAACTGCTACACCAGTTCCTACTGCTACACCAACTCCTTCACCAACTTTAGCACCATCGTTCTATGTTTTTGCTAAGGGAAGTGAAACAGGTGGAAGTACTTTATTTTATACAGACCCAACAGGTTCTGCTGTAACTGAAAGTTTAGCTAAATGTGAAACAAGATTTTTTGGAGCAATAACTGGTTCAGTAATTTTATCAGGCCAAGGAACTCAAGTTAAATATTCATCAACTCCATATGGTACATCATTTACTCCAATATCAACAGGTAGTGTTGTAAAAGTAATTAATCAGAATGATGGTGTTCTAACTAATACAGATGTAATTGTTTTCTATGTTCCAAGAAATGGAACAGAATTAACAGGTTCTTTATTACCAGCTAAACCTGGTGCATCACTTTTAAATCCATACTATTCAAGTGGTTCTTTTGTTGCAACTCACACAAGTTCATTTGAAGTAAAAGAAACAGGTGGTATAACAACATTTACAACAGAATCAGTTATAGATAATACTTGGTATCATATTATAGAAGGTGGTGATAGTGGAAGTACTGCTACTTATTTAGATGCAGGAGGTAATCCAATTACACAAAGTTTAGGAGCTGAAGAAGTTCAATTAATAGGTGCAATTTCTGGTTCTGTTCTTAATGAAGGAAGTTTAGGAGCACAAGTTACAAGATATACTAAATATCCTTACTTACATTGGTTTGGTGGAGTTGATTCTAAGTGTTTAGATAATAGTACAAATTATATAATTACTGCATCTTTACCACAAATAAATAATTCAGATGATTATGCGTTTTATGTACCACATTACCAAACTCAAATTGCATATTTGAGAATTCCTAATACAGGTTCGTTGGGTGATGGTTGTTATTTATATTCTGTTTGTACTCCAATATCAGAAAGTTTCCAACTTGGAGCATCACAAGCAGACCCAGGTTCAAGTGTTGCATATCAAATAACAGGTTCTTATTGTAATAATGAGGTTCCAACAGTAGAATTAATTTCAGAAAGTATTTGTAACGGAATATAAATTATGGAACAGAAAATATCATTTATTAGCGGATTTGCATTAACCTCCTTATGGACAATGCCACTTTATGAAATGGGAATGGCACTCATTCTCGGTATCATTGGTGGATTCGGAGGATTAGTAGGAAGAGCAATATACAAGAAGATAGAACAATGGAAGAACAAATAGAATTTTTAGAAGAAGCAGGTAGAATCTTGACCGATGCCCTAAGAGATGAAATCATCAACGAAGGGTTATTGAATTCAGGTGAACTTGCTCGTTCTCCAAGATTCAAAGTTCAACTAATCAATGGAAACCCTGAATTAGTAGTATTCATAGAAGATTATGGATTTTACCAAGATAGTGGTGTAAGAGGAACAGAACAATCAGTTCCAGAATCAGGTGAATC